TCGACTTAGAACCAATTACATTCTAAATATGATAAGCCCCTACATTAGTAGGGGCTTATTTTTTTATTCAGTAGAGTTTGAACGGAGGTGTCTATATGGACTTGTATATTGACCTAGAGAAAGCGGTGTTAAATAGGGGAAAGCTAGTTAGAAAGCCAGTTCAAGTACGTGGACAGAATGGTAAAGTATTCACTAGGATGCAGTGGGTTGATCCTAAAAGTGGACAGCCAGTAATGGAAACTCATGGTGGAGTGCATGACCATGAGAAGAATAGGATAGAAAATCTATCACCAGGGGATAAAGGTAGGCTCGCATTTAGGTATCTAGATAGAGACCCAGACCGAGCTAGGGCATTCGTTAAACACACTGGTGGTGACCACACAGCACCTACAGAAGACCTAACAAATCACGTAGCAAGCAACTTGACAGACGTACCACTTGAACACCTCAAACCGCACATGGAGGGATTAGGGCAGAACAAGCCACCTAAAGTGGGGCTACAGCACACTGAGCATGGGCTGTCAAATAAAGAGGTTGACAAAAGGACAGGTAAAGAAGGTAGTCTCAATATAGAAGCACTGTCCAAAGGGACTATGCCATATGATCATGATTGGCACAGCAACACCTTTGAAATGTGGGGACAGGAAGGTAAGGATGAGTACCACCGAGTATTCGGTAACACCACGGTAGAAGGTCTAGAGAGTGTATTTAGCCACCCAGATGGTGATTTTGAAGCCATTATGCAGGATATAAATCTAGAGGAAGACCCTAAAACAGGGGAGAAGAATTGGCTGTTCAGGTTTAGCCTACATGATGCAGATAATGCCATAGAGTATAAAGCATTGACTGAAAACACCAACAGATATAGAATAGATGAGGATAAGTACAGTATGGGTCAAATATTCAGAACAGTCAAAATGGATGACAATGGGGAGCTTCATGTAGACAATGAGGAATTCACCCTAAAAGAAGAGCATCATGGTAAGGGGCATGCAAATCACATATATGATAGATCTGAACAGTATTGGAGACATATCTCCAAAGGGTATCCAATTAATATAACATTAACCGCTAATATTAGCGTGGGTGTCTACGCTTGGGCTAAAAAGGGATTTGACTTTAAGGACAAATCGGTATTGGAAAGGGCACAGAAGAACTTTACATGGTTCTGCAAGGATCAAGGTATCTCGGCACAGGAAGTAGCCAGAGAGAACGGGTTTGATAAGGTATCTGATATGAAGCATTCGTGGGACTTTGCAACTCTCAGATACAAGAAGGATAATTACGATTTGAAGTCTCTAGCACCAGACCAGTATAAGGATGAAGTACAGGGCACTGGGCATTTTGGTAAGGCTTTTATGATTGGTGGGATGCCTAACTGGAAGGGCGTTAAAAGGTTAAACGACAATAATATGAGCGAGCAGGTAGGTGATATAAATGTCAAGTACAGAAAATAACAAGGATACTGAAAAGGAAGCTCCCCCTGTTGTTCTAAAGAGAACAGTAGAAAGTCCTAAGGAACCAGCCTCTAAAGAGGGTTTAAGCCCTAAAGGAGATTCATGGCTACACCCTGAGATATTTGATGAACAATATGAGAAATCAACTGGCAGGGCTATCAAAGCACTCAGGGACTTAGGGAAGAGTCTATTCTATATTGACATTGAGAAGGCTGGTATGCGTCAGCTACACAAAGAGAAGTTGATTAGGAGACCTGTACAGGTACGTGGAAAGAATGGTCGGGTGTTCACCCGTATGCAGTGGGTAGACCCGAAAACGGGTATGCCTGTTGGAGAGAAACCACATAAACAGGAAGAGTGGAAACCGCAATCCCATCCCCTGTATATGGAATCTACTAAGCCTACATCAGATAAAGACCCTAAAGATATGAATAGGGAAGAATATATTGATCACCATGTTCGTAAGGTTCTAAGCAGAGAACAACAATATGACATGATCAATAAGCATGGTATACAGTGGAAGAGGAATGAACATCCAGCTATTGACCATAAGAATGCTGTGATGGCTCTAAAAGACCACCTAAATAAAAACCCACATCTCATAGGGGCAGCAGATAGACCAACAGAAGCTGAGGCAAAGGAAAAGTCTCCTACTGGCACGGATAGCCCTAATGAATTCTGGAATATGTGGGAGAAAGATAAATCTGGTTCATATGATCTAATGCGCAGACTAGGGATAATCCCTGAGGATGAGCAAGACCCACGTGAAGGTGTAGATGAGAACGACAAGACTAAGAAACAGCTAGCTGGCATGAAACATATGCGTAATGTAATGCTGTTGAAGAAGTACTTGAAGGACAACCCACAGATAATGAAAGACCCTAAATATCTGCCAAACAATAATGCTGGTAAGCAAATGGCTAAGATGGCAGAGAAGGAATCCAAGGGCATACAGCCAACTGTAGCTGAAAAAGGTGGCAACGACATTAATGGTATCTTAAATAAGATGTCCGATGAGCGTATGTATGATCTTATGAAACAGCTAGGAATCGCTGATTCTGACCCTAGGTTAGACCCTCAGAAGTCTCCACAAATTGGGGCATTGGCTCATTATCGCAATAAGATCAAACTAAAGGAACAGATAGAGAAAAACCCTCAAATATTGCGTGAAGATGAAAAGGGTAATCTGTCCCCTGAAGAGAAAGAGCGTATTGCGAGCCTACCTGATAAAGACCGTGAGAAAGAGCGTATCCACAACTTTGTTCGCGATATGACCCCTGATGACGTACAGGATGCTATGTGGTTTCTAGAGGACAACTATGCAGATGACGTTGAGGATTATGGAAAGGATAAGCTTGATAACAAGCATCCACAAATTAGCAATATGCATAGGAGATCATTCCTAAAGCAGATGTTCCAGAAACACCCAGAGCTTATGGATGAATACAAGGGTGGTGTAGAGAATACACGCCTTATGAATATGAAGATTGGTAACAAAACTATGAGGGCGCTATTGACTTCATTAGGTGGTATGAAGGCCATAGGTGATGTATACAGACCTGATGAGGAAGATGGGGATAGAAAGACAGAGTGGCTATTCCATGGTGGTGACTCTTCAGCTAAATTCGAGATTAACTCAGATGGTGTACCAGTGCTTAGCGTTATTGACTCTGGTGACCCAGAGGTATGGAATGAATTTGAGATACCGTTAAAACAGATAAAAGACTGGTTAGATAAGCGTAAACAGGGTAAGCAATCAGGTGCCAGTGGGCACGAATTGCGTATGCAAGAGAAACCTCTATATAAGAGACCAGTAGACCAAATTGAGCAAGCCCTAGAGGATAACTTCGATGCAAACTACAGCGAAGAAGTAGGAGAAGTTATGAAGAAGCAATTGGCTAAGGCTTGGAAGGCATCAGGCAAGGGTACAACAGTTGGTGCTCTAACCAATAAGATGAACAGGATGACCGTTGGTACAGCTAAGAAATTACTTAGTAAATGGGGCATCAAGACCACTGATGGTGCAATGTCAACATTCAATGCTAGGGATGATAGCTGGAAGAAAATAGCATATGCAGATGATATTGAAACTGTTAAAGGTAAGAATGCTTGGGATTATATGAACAAAGGCGATTATAAAGTGGGGGAAACTACTATTAAAGACCCCTTTGTATTGATAGAGTCAGCTAAACACTGGCCAGAAGAGGATAGGCAGAAGGCTAGGGGAGAGCTATTATCTAGATCTGTCGATGTACCAAAGAGTATGCACCATGAAGACCATGCTCAGCGTATGAAGAAGCTAAATGATCACTTCAGAATAGGTACTAGCCATATACCATTTGATATGTTCTCTCACCTACATGCTAAAGGTCTTAAGATGAAGATTACAGATAAGCGTGGGGCTGGAGAGCCTAAGACAGGTAACTTCTTTAACCCTAATGACAATAGTATCACATTCTCAGCAGCATATTATCATGATAAGTCTATATTTGCAGACCATCCTATTAAACATAAACCTGAGCCTACCATTGTTACAATGGGTGGTAGGCAGTTCAGAGTAAAGCACTGGGATTTCCAAGATAATATAGCACATGAGACTGCCCATGCGATAGACTCGATGTTAAGTAACAACGCTAGAGGTGTAAACTGGGACAACAAGGAAATGGTAGACAAACTGATTCCTAAAGAGCACCGCAACCTGATACCAGACTCATATAAGTCCAAGGTCGAGCAGTCTAACCCCGACTATCAGATCGCTATGGGTGGTATAGGTGCTGGACAGGCATATCCATATGTGAGAGATCAGTGGTTTACAACCTATGAGGGTAGATTGTACGGTAGAGAATATGAGAAGGGTGACCCAGACTATGTTAAAGTAGAGGGTGGAAAGCTCTACGATAAGAAGCCTTTAAATCCTGATGGCACTGGTCTACATGGCAGTGAACACTGGACTGAGAGTGTGAGTGCTTGGGCAAATGCTAAACATGCATATGAACAGTATAAGAAAACCATGAAAGATAAAGGTGGAGACAAGTACGGTTCTATAGATAAGTGGGCAGAAGGGATGTCCAATTTATATAGAAGCATGAATTATGGTGCAGACTGGGAGAAAGAACAGTCTGGAGAGGGTAATGATATGAGTGGTTGGAACACTGCTAAAGGTGACAATCCTATCCAATTCGCTGGATGGAAATATGATTATCTTAAGAAACATAGCCCAAGGATGCATGAAGGGTTAGAAGCTATATTCGGTAGGGGTGACTTTAGAAATGACGATGAGTAAGGAAGCATTACAACAGATAATGATAAACAAGATGCCTGCTCTATATGCCCTTAAACATCGGTATATCAAGGGTAAGCCAATGACGTTCTATAGTGAGAAGAACCCCATCAAGCACAGACCTTGGCAGATCGATATATTGAATGACCAGCATCCAGATAAGGTTGTACGTAAATCACGTCAGTTAGGACTATCGGAGATGGCTATTACAGAGTTCCTGTGGTTTCTAGATACCCATCCTAACACTAAGTCCATGTATACGTTCCCACGTAAAGAGCAGATGGAGGACTTTAGTAATACGCGTATCACACCAATATTCACGGAATCTCAATACCTATCTGGTAGACTAGATCCTAAAATGAATAACGTACGTCTGAAGAAGCTCACCAATGGCTCAGTGCTATTCCTACGCTCTGCGTGGGGTAGCGCACTTGGTGAGGGTGCCGATATTGACATGTTAGGACTAGATGAGTACGACCGTATGAAAGATGGAGTTGAATTAGCATTCCGTGAATCAATGAAGTCATCTGCATATGGCCTAATGCGTAGATGGAGTACCCCAACAATACCTGGACGTGGGGTGGACTTACTATTCGGCAAGAGTGACCAGAGATACTACCATCATAAATGTGACAAGTGTAACG